TAGTGCCAGACACGCCGGAGCCGTAGAACACCACGTTCAGCGAACCAGCTGCCGCGAAGCCACCAGAGGAAAACAGGTACTGCGTGACGTTGCCAGTGGTGGTGCCGTCGAAGCCGGCGACGAAGGCTAGCAGCCAGTCGCCATTTGGGAATGCCAACAGGGAGCTATCCGGCGTGCCGATGGACTGATTGCCAGCGGCGCGGTCAAGTTTGATCATGTGGCGGCTACCGGTCAGGGGTTCAAAAGGCGCTCGCGCACGAACGCCAGCAACTCCTCGTCGGACTTGCCGACTACTTCATCAGGGAAGATCACCACCCTGCCCTTGCCGGACTGGATGGCGACCATGAAAGCGCCCGGGGCCTCCGCCTCGGCGCGCACGTTGGCGAGCCAGGCGGCGGTACCGGGGCTCATGGGTTACTTCGTGGTCTTTGCGGGCTTTTCTTCCGCGACAACCGCCTTGGCGACGCCACCATCGACCAGGCGCTTCGCCTGTTCGGCTTCGAAGCCGGCGACGTCGCCGGGACTGTAGATTTTCCAGGGCTTGATGAATTCGACCGATTGCATGCTCAGTTCCTATGGGGTGGATGGAGCCGACCCGCCGCAGCGAGTCGGCGCTCGGGCGGTTTTATGCGCCCCAGGTGACGCCGGTCAGGATCGCGATCGATTCCTGGTGACGCGGGCCGAAGTCGTGCTTCGCGATCACGCGCACCAAGGTCTGGTCACGCTGGAAAGCACTGACGAAGTTGCCACCGTCATCCTTGTAGGTGGCCTCCTTCGAGTAGTCGATCAGCAGCGTCTCGTCTTCGCCGATGAAGCAATCGTTGAAGTCCACGAAGTACAGCTCCGAGGCATTCGAGCCAGCACCCAGGTTGTTCGGCACCTGGGTGGTCTTGCCGATCTGGTAGCCCTTCAGGTTCCCATCCTTCATTTCTGGATAGACCTTGTTACCGTTACCGTCGCGCAGGCCTTCCAGGAAGCGGAAAGTGCGCGGCGACATGATCCAGCCAGGCGCGCCCATGTTGGCGTTGACGCCTTCTAGGCACAGGATGAGCTTGTTCAGATCGTTCTCGATTTTCTGCAGCGTGTCGCCGTTCGAAGCAACGATCTTGAAGCCGGCAAGCGCCCAGGCCAGCAGGCCTTTTGGCGTTTCCAGCGAACCGTCGTCGCGGATGAATGCTTTGTCTTCACGCGAGCTCATGGCGCCGGTCAGGTCGTCCACCACGAGTTTGTCGACGTTCGGACTGGTGCCGGCGTATGCCAACAGATCATTCGAAATCGGAACCAGGCCGGTCAGTTTTTTGGCCGACAGCTTCAGGTTGTCGAAGGTCTGTCCAGTCGTCGGGATGTCGGTATCGCTGCCGATGTAGCCGACGACGGCGCCGCCCTTCAAGCGTGGCAGCGTGATATTGCCGTTGGTGAGCGGCAGCGAACGCGCGCCCAAGCGGCGCACGACCGATTGTGGGCGCCACAGCTCGATCACTTCGCGGGCCATATTGGCTGGGACCAGAACACCGCCAGCGCCAGGGGTTAGCGTATTGAGAGCCATCGCCACTTCGTCGCCGAATTGATTGTCCATGGCGAACTTGGCAGCGACTTGCTGATTGCCGCCAGCGACAACCAGTGCACGCACCATGCGCGACATGCCGGAACCTGGAAGCTCAGGAGTGCGCGGGCGCGCCGGCAGGCTTGCCGAGGTAGCTGCGGCCGGCGGAGGTGCTGGCTGGTGCGTAGCGCCGAGTGCGCGGTCGACAGGCACCGCAGCAGCAGCGGCGATGCTCTCGGCCGCTTCCATGCGGCTGATTTGCGCGGTCAGGGTGCCGAAGGTGGCCTGCAGGTCAGTGAATTCCTGCAACTGGGCAGCGGTCAGTTCGCCGCCGCCGGCTTCGATCAGGGCCAGAGCTTGGACGCTGGCGTTGACCTTGGCGCGTTCGCTGCGGAGTTCGTTGATGGTTGGCATATTGCCTCTCCTAGAATGGTAAAAGCCGCCTCGAGGGCGGCTTGGTTGCTTGTCCCGCGAACGCGGTCAAATCTGGGTTTGCATCGCCATCGCTTTCGCGCGGGCGCCGATGGATTGTTTGGTGCTGCGAGCGACGCGCGCCTCGCGTGCCTGGGCGGCAATGCGATCAATGGCCGCTTGCGGAGTTTCGATGCGATCGGCGAAGCCGATGTCGACACCCTGCTGGCCCATGAACACGCGAGCCTCGGTACCGCGCACGGCATTGGCATTGGTGCCGCGGTAACGCGCAACGGCGTCGACGAACTGACCGTAGTAGCCCTGCACCATGTCGTTCAAAAACTTGAGCGATTGGTCGGACAGCGGCTCGTGCGGGCTCAGGTCGTTTTTGTGCGCGCCGGCGTAGACTGTGGTCACCTTCACGCCCATCTGCTCATTGCGAGCCGACACGTCCAGGTGCTTTGCGATCACGCCGACCGAGCCGACGCCAGAGGTGCGCGACATCGACACGTTGCCGATTGCGGACGCCAGCAGGTAACCGGCCGAGTAAGCGCTGTAATGGGTGATCGCGCTCATCGGCTTGACGCCGCGGGCTTCGAACAGGAAGTCGGCCAGCTCAAACGCACCGACGGTGCTGCCGCCCGGACTATCGATGTCGAAAACGATCTGCTCGACAGCTGGATCCGCAAGAGCAGCATTCACCTGGCCACGCAATTGCTCGTAGCTGGTCATCGTCTCGCATGGATTCATCTGCATGCTGCGGCTGACCAGCACTCCGTGCACCGGGATGATCGCCACGCCGGTGTCAGCAATGGCCTGGCGCCGCGCCGACTCCGCGCGCATCGCCGCGGTCTCGTTCGGGTAGTCGTCGTCATCCATCATCTGCGGCTGGGCGCCGTTGACGCTCAGGTTGACGATGTTCAGGCTCATCTGCTGGTTCGCCCAGGCCGCAGCCTGGTCGAGCATTGCCTCGGTCACCATCAGCGGCTGATTGAAGATCATGCCGGTGATGCGGAAACGGTTTTTCATGCAAGGATTCCTTCGATCTCGGCGACCGCTTTAGGGTCTGCCTTGGGCATCTGGTCCGGCAGCGGCTTGGCCGCGTCGACCATATTCAGCGGCTGCAGGTAGGTGTCGCCACCCGTCACCGGCGGCAGGTTTTCCAGGCGTCGAATGTCGTTCACCGACAGCCAGCCCCATTGGCGGGCGATCGCATACGACTCGTAGCGGGATTTCTGATCGCCGCGTAACAGGCCGGAGACGTTGAATTCGATGTAATACTCGTCGCGCTCATTCGGCAGCAGCAAGTCGCGCATCATGGCCTGCTCATGGCGCTTGATCCATGGCAGCAGCGTGTAGATCACGAACTGGATCGCCTGGTGCTCGATGTTCGAGAACGTGGCCTTGTCCAGCTCGCCGATCATGTGCGGCGGTACCTTGTGAATACGCGCGATATCCAGAGACGTCAGCTTCAGCGCCGGGATAAGCTCTGCGTCGACGTTCGTCATCGACAGCGCTTTGAAGGTCATCCCCTCTTGAAGCATCGCCACGCGCTTCGCATTGCTGCTGCCACCGTACATTTGCTGCCACTTGTCCGTGATCCTGTCGATCACGCTCTGATCCTTGATCGGCGCCGACGTGGCCGGGCGCTCGATCACGCCTGAGAGAGCCGTGCCATTCAGGAACGACTTGCCGGCATACTGCTGGATTGCCTGCGCATAGCCGATGGAGTTGGCGTGCAACATGATCGGCGACACGCCGACGTAGCCGTTCAGGCTCCACCAGCGAACGTGGTGCACCATACGCTGCGGAATTGGATCCTGCCCGTCGATCCGGTAGTACGGACGCAGGTCAGAGCCCTTCATCACCTGCACGGACTGTGGCGGTACCGGATAAAGCCCGGTGACCATCCCATCGGGATCCCGGCCGATGATGCTGTACGAGTTGCCGCTGGTGACAGCCGAGAGCTGACTACCTTCTAGGAACTCCAACGGTGTTTGCCACTCATTGGGGAAGTGGGCAAGAATCCGATGTAGTGGATGCTGCCGCGCTACCTCGCGTTGCCCATCGTCCACCCTGCGGAAAATCTCGCGCGGCAGCTGCGCCACGCTTTCCGCGAGCAGCGTCGCGCAGTTCTGGTACGCGGTGAGGGAAAGCGCCGACTCCACCGTCACGACTGGCCCAGCATCCGAACGAACGCCGCCCAAGCCCGAAAGCCATCCACCATTACCGGTAGCGATCTGCGGGCTGAAAAACTGTTTGGCGAACATCCGTTACCCCCTGCCGCCGCGCGCCAGGGCGCGAGCGACGATGTATGACCACGCCAGCAGGCCGGTGCCGGCGACAATGAAGCCCGCAGGCAGAAAGATCATGCCGGCGCCGATCGTGATCGATGCTAAGCCGAGAATGCCGGCGACGAGGGTCACCCAATCGATGAAGCTCATATCGTTACGCCCTCGTCGTAAATTGAAGTGTTCTGTGCTGGTTCCGGGTTTAGCGCCATGAGTTGAACGGCGTTAAACAGCGCCATCAACGGGTCGATCTTGCCGGTGCCGGATGCCTGCTTGGTGATCAACGCGGCGTTCCCGCGCGGCTCGATCTTGGCGTTGCCGACACACCAGGCCATGAGGTCCTGATCTCCGTGCAGCAGCACGCCTTCAGCGAGCTTCCGCTCAGTGACGCTGATCGCGCCGATCAGCTTCCAGCCTTGCGAGATGCCGAAGCACTTCTTTTCGTCAATCCCGGCGTCAACCAGCGCTTGGAACATGACCTTGTGGGTCTTTTCCGGATCAAGCCCGACAGAGGCAAGCAAGCCCGACTCGTTCACTTGCTTAACCACCGCAGCCACCTCAGCGACGTCACCAGGTAGCTCCTGGATGATCACCAGGTCACCCTGCTCCTCGAAGTCGCGGTAGCGGCTTTCCTCGCTCTTGCGGCGCTCGATAGCGATTGGGTGGGCCCAGGCGCGGGTCCAAGCGAGCCACTTGCCGGTTCCCCGTTCGCGCCCGACGAAAGCTAACCCCAGCAAATCGTCCAAGCCGCCGCCATCAATGCCGGCAGTGACCACTTCGCATCGCGCCAGCAATTCTTGGAGTGAGATGCCGGGGACCTTGGCTTGGCGCGCCCAGAAGTCGGCGCCAGCCCAGCGGTCGGCCCGCAAGTTCAGGCCGATTTCAACGTTGCCGTGCTTTGACAGGAAGCCGCGCAGGGACGCCTCGCCCTCAATCTCGGCCTTCATAAATTCGCGCTCAAGGAACGCGCTATCGACGGAGTACCCATAGTTCGGGTTCACCATCGGCAGGTTTTCGAGCTTGAGGTGTTGCTCCGCCTTCACCATCTCCGGCGGGTGTTCGTAAATGATTGGAACGAACTGCGGATCGTGAATTTTCCCGTCCCGGACATCGCGGGCGTATTGCAATTTTTCTTTGAAGATGCCGGCGGGTGGCTCGTCGCTCTGCGTGGTCACCCAGATCACGAAACCTTCTGGGCGAGATGCTAGGCCGCCAAGCGCCTCGCGAAACATATCCTTCGCATTCGACTGTTTGCCGAACAACCACAACTCTTCGACCAGGGTCCCGACCGATTTTTTGCCGGCGACTGTCGCGCTATCCGTAGCGATAACCCTGAGAGTCGAATTCTTCTCGCGGTGCGTCAGCTTTTTAACGTGCTCTTGCACGTGGATCAGATCGAGCAACTCGCTGTAGTCGTCTTCATCCAGGTAGTTCACCATGTCACGCGCAGGGTTGTAGCTGTTATCAGCCACTTCCTTGGTGGGGGCGAGGATGGTGAACTCCGCGGACTGGCGCCAGTTGCGAATCAGGCAAGTCAGCATGATCGAAGCTGCCAAGCCAGACTTGAAATTCTTCTTCGGCAGCATCACGAACCACTCTTTGATCAGCCGCCGGCCGCTAGAAGCGTCGTATGCTCCGAAAACCGAGGCAGCCAGGTCAAAGACCCACTGCCCCGATGCGTCGCCGATCCGCGGACTACCAGGCGCGTCGACGATGCGCAGCTCACGCATCACTTCGAGATTTGCCTCCGCCTCTTCGGGGAAGATTGGCGGCGGGATGATCGATTGGCCCGAGCGTAGCCGGTCTGCCCAGTCAGGGCAGGCAGTTGTCCATTCCGGCATCAGACTCTCTTACCGCTGTTCGCGACTAGCTTCGGCGGCTCGGATGAGCCAAACTTGCCAGCGCCGGCCTTGCGCGCGGCGTCCTGCTTTTGGTCTTTTTTCCCGCCCTCGCCCAGCTTGGTATGCGTGAACGGCATGAGCGCCTTGGCGGCATCCAGCCGCAGCTTCGGATCGAGGGCGCCGTCGTTCATCGCAGCCAGAAGAAAGGCCTTGGGATCAGAATGCATCAGCGCCGAGCTGATATCGAAAGTCGGAATAGGTGCAGGCGGCGGCGGGGCCGCTTTGCCAGCGACCGGCGCTTCCTTCTTGTTCGCTGCGAGATGAGTGGCGACGTCCTTGTCTTTAACAAGTCGTGCACCAGCTTGCGCTGCAGTAGCCGCGCTGTAGCCAGCGCGAATTGCCGCGTCCTTATTCGAGAACCCGGCCAAAACGGCATCGGCGAAGGCTCGCTTTTTGCCTGTTAAAGCCATTAACAATTTCCTCCAAGGGGACTTTTTTCTGCGCGTGAGTAGCTAGTCGGTGTCCGAGGCCAAGGCGTTGTAGAATTACAACACCCCCTCCCCTTTGGTCAGCGCCGGCGTCAGGCGCGCGGCCAGGGCTGGCTCGGCTCGATGTGCGGCGACCGGGGAACGCTGGCGCGGCCGTCGCGTAACCCCTGCGCATATGCATCACGTGGGCTGGAGTGCACGATGCGGCCGGCGTGCTTGATACTGATGTAGGCGGCGCGCAGCAGAGCGGCCAGCACGTTCAAGCCTAGGGGCAGGCACACTGCCTCGCCGGTCTGCCAGCGGAACCAAGCGACTCCGTAGAAGCGCGGGATGAGGTGGCCAGAGGTGATCTTCTTGAGCATGCCGAGTCCTATTCTGCCGCGCCTGGGGTGGCCGAGGCACGTGGTTGAGCCTGATGGTCGACGACGATCGTGCAGGTCGCGCGGTACTCAGTGCCTGTGCTGCCCATGTTGCTGCTCAGGTACAGCTGATCTACCCGCACGGCGCGCCGATCAACGGTCACGCCAGCGGCTTTCGAAACCGCTTCGAGCACCAACGTCTCCAACTGCTTGCCGTCGAGAACAGCGTGGTGGATGGTTTGATCCTTGCGCTGGGTATTAACCTTGATCGATTCCATTTAGATTCCTCTCGCGCGCTCTGCAGCCTCGCGCGCCGTCTTGGCGTCGTGACATGGAACGCACAGCAGTTCCTTGTTGTCGTCTTCGTCACTACCGCCCTTCCAGAGCGGGATGATGTGGTCAACCGCGGCACCCAGCGCAGTCTTGCCACGGCGCTTGCATTCTTGGCACAGGCCGCAGTCGCGCGCGCGGATGCGCTCACGATCACGTACGCCTGCAGAGCCGCGTACGCGCTCGACTGTGTCAGGGCGCTGGTTAGGCAGCATGGTGACGCGGCTGGCGGCCGAGGGCAGGTTCGTTCGCAGTTGCTGTAGTTTCATGCCAGCTCGACCTTGATGCCGTGGTCGACGATGGCATCGATCCACTTCTCAACTCGAGACGGGCAAATCGCAGCGCAGATGAACACGGCAGCCAGCGCAGGGCGAACCCACCAGGCGATGCGGGTGCGCAGCTTTGCAGTTAGGATCGCCATCAGCCAGCCCTCGCTGGCGCAAACAGAGCGCGTACAACCTCGCGGACATTGGGCGGCACCTGACGCGCGCTGTCGACGATGGTCGTCCCCGACCGGCCGTGACCCTTCGCCCGCAGGATGCCGTGCACTTCTTCGCACTCGGCGAGGCGCTCGGCAATCTGGTTGAGGCGGTTCAGGTCAGCTGCTTGCGCTGGCCCGGCGCCAGGCCCGAAGACAGCGCGCAGGATTTCGGCGCGGTAGATGCGTGCAATGTTGTTCATGCTTTGACCTGTTCACTGTCGGCGCGCCGGCGCTCGACCGCATATCGCAGCCAGGCCAGCTCTTGTTCAATGGTCACCCTACTTCTCCCCGAATCCAGGCACGTCGCGTGCGGATTCGTTCCAGAACGAGGCGACCCATGCGAGCGCCAGCAACGCGACGAAGGTCCAGAGCACGCCGAAAGCCCATCCCGGCGCGCTCAAGCGGTCGAGCAGCAACCAGAACAGGATAGCGAATCCGATCGGCGAGCGAGTCTGGACCGACGACGACTTGATGACGATCTTGCGCTTCATGGGATACCTCAAATAGAAAAGCCGCCGGCGCATTGCTGCAACAGGCGGCGAAACCCGGATGCACCGGGCTGGAGACACTGGAGCGGGCAGCGGGGTTCGAACCCGCGACGTGCAGCTTGGAAGGCTACCGCTCTACCAGCTGAGCTATACCCGCAAATATCTATAGCCTTTCTTTGACAAAGGCTATATTTAAGCTATAATACTATTCATGAACTCGATCAACTGGACCCCGAAAGCAGCCAAGCAACTCCGCAAACTGGACAAGCAGGCACAAGCC